GCGTCCTTTAATAACTCCCGTTCGCTGCACTTCTTCCTTGCTGCCTGGCCTGTAATCGGCATTTGGTTCGCTGCTCTTGGTGTTAGCACCATGGCCTTTAACCTTAACGGTTTTAATTTCAATCAGTCACTTCTGTCTTCTGATGGTCGTGTGATTAATACCTGGGCTGATATTCTTAACCGAGCAAATCTTGGTTTTGAAGTAATGCACGAAAGAAACGCACATAACTTCCCTCTTGACCTTGCATCAGTTGAAGCAACTCCTGTTGCCTTGACTGCTCCAACCATCGGTTGATACTAAACTAAAAATAAATAGAGGAGTTCTTTAGAACTCCTTTTTTTATGCTTCCAACTCTCATATTCATAATAAGTTTCGGAATCATCATATTCGTCACATCAATCGCGCAAGGAACTTGGTGATTTAATACATAAGAAAGTTGAAAATACTAAAATGAAGACCCTAACACTCACAGAAGACCAGGTTAAACTTCTTGCTGATGCCATATGGATGCGTCAAAGATGTTTTATCGCTGGTGATAAAAGATTCAAAGAGTATGGTACAATGTTAGAAGATATTCTTGGAGACCTTGAATACACACCATCAAGATATTGAAATGATTACTTCAGAAACACCTTATAAACTCGCAGAAATAATTAGAGATACTTTTCCAAACCTTTACAGACCGGCAAAAGAAACTTATAATACGAAAAGTCAGAAGAAAAAGAATGTATGATTATTGGGTGGTGACTGATAAAACCACAGGTAGAGTACTTGCTCACTGTGGAGAAGAAGCAGATGCTCTTATGATGATTAGTTTTGATCCTGATAAAAGAACTTATAGGAAACAAAAGCTTATTATGGACCAAGTGATTACAGTTACATCAACTGTAGATAAACAACTTCCAGGACAACAAGGATTGCCTGCAGCAAAAGAAGAACTACCACCAGTAGATCTTCAACAACAGGTATGGCTTCCAGAAGGACAGGGAGTTCCAATTAACGCTAAATAATTTTCAAAACTTAACAAATGTTATGAAGTTTACAGTTTATTCAAAAGATGGTTGCCCATATTGCTATAAAGTGCAACAAGTGCTACAATTAGCAAGTCTTGATCATGTAGTTTATAAATTAGGAGAAGATTTTACAAGAGAACAATTTTACTCTGAGTTTGGAGATGGATCTACTTTCCCTCAGGTAATTGTAAATGATAAGCATATTGGTGGTTGTACCGATACTGTTCAATACCTAAAGGAACAAAATCTAGTCTAATGCAAAGCACAATCCACGAAGTCTATAATGATGTTGAAAAAGCGATTGACTATGCTTTTAATGGTCAATTTGTATTGAAATTCTATGACTATCTAAAAATTCGTGGTACTAAAAAACGTGAAGTTGAAGAATTTATTGAAAGTTCTACTGCAAATGAACTCAGTAGTCTAGTAATGGATCTTGATGATTATTTGGAAGGTGGTTCGGATGAGATTCATAAACAACTTCGTGAGGGGTATGGCCATATTCCAAAACCACAAGCAAGAAAAATAAGAAATTACCTTTACGGTATTCTTGAAGATGCCTGGAGATATAATCATGATAAACGACCAGGACGACGAAAGAAACAAACTAAATAATTTTGAACCCCAGATTAATCGGGGTGTTGAGTTATTACTTAGAAATAGGAGGAAGAGAGAATCAAAACCAAAAACTTTTCACGTGAAGTTTGGTAAGATGATTTCTCTCTTTCGTAGAGAGTTTCATTTCTTCATAGAATTTCACTTTGATATCAGGAAAAAATAAACTCTCTGGAGAAAAAAAATGGAAACAGCATACGTAGTAACATTTGTAACAATGTTCACCTTGCTCTTTTTTATGGTAGGCGGTATAATAGGTTGGTTAACGTATAGGCATTTGCTAGAGTCAAGACCTCCTTATTTGCATCCAGAGTTTTTTGATGAAAATGGACAGGTAATACCCGACGAAATTGTCTCAGTAAGATTTGAAAACGATTACGATTATGAGTACGACGAAGACGAAGAGGACAGTTGAAAAACCCATTGAAACTCTTCCAACAAACCCTTTTGTATTTGAAGTTTTAGAACTTGCTTCAAAACAAAGAACTAATGCAAAAAAAGTAGAAGTTCTAAAAACATACGAACACGATTCTTTAAAGGCCGTTTTTATTTGGAACTTTGATGAAACAGTAGTTTCTCTTCTTCCTGTTGGAGAAGTTCCTTATGCGAATGCTGATGAGCAATCTGTATATTCGGGGACTCTATCTGAAAACCTATCAAGAGAAGCAGTTGGTGGAGAATCAGCAACTGGACAAGACCTTGATGGTAGAGGAAAAACATCACTGCGCAGGGAGTATCAAAATCTTTATCATTATGTAAAAGGTGGAAATAATACTCTCACTACCATTCGTAGGGAGATGATGTTTATTAATCTATTACAAGGTCTTCATCCTAAAGAAGCAGAAGTATTAATTCTTACAAAAGATAAGAACTTAAACGATAAATATAAAATCAGTTTTGATAATGTAAAAGAGGCATATCCCGATATTAGTTGGGGAGGTCGTTCGTGAGGACGGTTGTAGCAAAGGAGGAAGTATTAATGGAATGGACATCAGAAGAAAAGAAGTCTCTTCCTCCTCGGTATGGATGCGAACTCTTATTTGAAAAGACAACTCTTCAACAAATTAAGGACCCATCACTTCCTAATGATGCATATATTGTAATTTATGAAGTTGATGGTAATGCTCATATGGATCTATGTAGAGGAACAAGAGTAAGAATCTTTGACCTTTACTACGATAAGTTTGGTCCAGGAGCAGTTAAGAAAATTGATTTTGGATACGGAAGAACCAATCCCAAAATATGGGGTTATAAAGCACCTGATAAAAAGAAAAGAAAATGAGTGAAGGATTTAAAGATAATAAACTAAAAGTAGGAGTTGAGATTTCTACGGACGAAGTTCAGAAACTTTTAAAGCAATATAAGAAAGTAAAGAAATATATGAAGTCTCCTCTGTTCGCAGTGAAAACTATGGATGGAACTGAGAACTATGTAAGCGAACTATTAAAAGAAGCAGAGGAGAATGGGTGATCATTATTTACTAAACCTATATGGATGTTCATTTGTCCTTTTGGATGATGAGAAATATCTTATAGACTTATTAGAAAATGCGGCAGTAGCAAGTGGCGCAACTGTCGTTCAAACTATTTCAAAAAAGTTTGAACCTCAGGGATGTACAGTTTTGACTCTCCTTTCCGAAAGTCATTTCTCAATACATACTTGGCCTGAGGAAGGTAAGGCTGCTGTGGATTGCTATACTTGTGGTGACTGCAATCCGAAGATAGGATGTGATATTATCATCCACCAACTTTATGCTATTGAACATAAGTTAGATTACATTAAGAGATGAAGATTAAGAAATAATAAAATTGGTATAACATTTTACAACAAAAAATTGCTACATAGATTGAATAGGTCTATAATGACCTTACGTTCATCTGGAATACCAGACGGAAGTAAGCCGACGCGGAACGCATTATCGTTCATCCTCGCAGGGGACGGAAACGCCGACTGAAGGAACGCTCTTTAACCTAAAAACTAAGGAGAAAACCTCATGGCAAAAGTTATTTACAGAGGCGTAGAGTATGATACCCAAAAGCGCCTGGAGTATCAACAACAAATGATGCAGCAACCCCAACAGTACAACGAAACCTATCGTGGTGTTAAGTTCGTGAAGGAGGGGCATAAGTGATGAAAAAACTCAACGTACTTCAACTCATTAAAGAGCAGAAGCAAAAAGAGGAACGTCGTCACCAAGCACAACTTGCTAACGTAGGAGCAGGAAAATGATTGCTACGATTGCAGCAATTTCAGGTGCATCAGTAGCATTTATTTTTTTAATCTACGCTGAAATTCTATTGCTGAATAAGTAATGGATAATTACCATTACCATTACCACTATGATGATGCGGACAAGGACAGTAGAGGTCCTGCTTGTTATCTTTTAACATATCGGGGATGTAAATACTGGTCTTGTTATCGTATTCATTTGGTGCAATGGTTTGAAAAAGTTTTTCAATACGACAGGGAGGATTGACATCCTCCCTTTTTTTGTCTATAATATCTTTGACTAACTTAATAGAAATGAATAGAGAAAAACTTAAGTTGATTGTCAGAAACCTTGAGTCTCTGGTTGAATGTCTTAAGGAAGAGATTGGTCCTGATGTTAAGGATCCTCAATATGAAGAGATTAAAACATTTTTAACTGATTACGACGAAGTATTTTATGACGGAGAAGATGAATACGATGAACGATGAATTTGAGTTTATGAAACCTGAAGTAAAACTCATTAGCGTTACACCAGATGCAGAAAAGCATATGGCTTACTGTGCTCGGGTAAGTAATCCTGCTAATCAAGAAAACGAAAAGTTCTCTGGTCTGCTTAAGTATTGTATCCAACATCAACACTGGTCAATCTTCGAGCAGGCCAGCATGACTGTAGAGATTAATACGACTCGGGGAATCGCAGCCCAGATTCTTCGTCACAGGTCATTTACATATCAAGAGTTTTCGCAACGTTATGCTGATAGTACTCTTCTTGGTAAAACGATTCCTCTTCCAGAACTTCGTCGTCAGGATGATAAGAATCGTCAGAACTCAATTGATGACATCCCCGATTATCTCAAACTAACTCTCACTGAAGATATTCGCGTTCATTTTGAGCACTCTCTACGCCTCTATAATCGCCTCCTAGAAAAAGGAGTAGCAAAGGAGTGTGCAAGGTTTGTACTTCCCTTGGCAACTCCTACACGTCTTTATATGACGGGTTCCGTGCGTTCTTGGATTCATTATATCGATCTGCGTTCGGCTCACGGAACTCAGAAAGAACATATGGAAATCGCAGAACTGGTACGTTGTATCTTTACTTGCCAGTTCCCTTCCGTATCTGAAGCACTTGGTTGGACTCGTGATGGATGCTCTGAATGTGTGGACGCACCTTCTATTACTATCGAATAAATATTCTCATATAAAATGGAGGTCAAAATTGGCAACATATCCAGTAGTGAATAAAGTCACTGGTGAACAAAAAGAAGTAACAATGTCTGTTACTGAATGGGACCAGTGGAAAACCGATAATCCTGACTGGACACGGGATTGGTCGGATCCATCAACTTGTCCTTCATCGGGTGAAGTTGGTGAGGTATATGACCGTCTCAAAAAGTCTCATCCAGGATGGAATGATGTATTAAACAAGGCTTCAAAAGTACCAGGTTCAAGAGTTAAATCAATCTAATTTTATATGGCAAGAAGAAGAAGAGAAGATCAACCTATTGGCGTTGGAATGACTGCTAAGCAAATGAAAAGAAAGAAACCAATTAGTATGGATTTAATGAGAGGTATTGATCCTCTTACAGATAATCAGAAATTATTATTTGATGCTTATAAAAAGGAAAAACATTTAGTTGCTTATGGGTGCGCTGGTACAGGTAAAACCTTTATCACACTTTACAATGCTCTTAGGGATGTATTGGATGAAAGAAGTCCTTATGAAAAAATTTATATTGTAAGGTCTCTTGTTGCTACTCGTGAGATTGGTTTTCTTCCAGGAGACCATGAAGACAAATCTTCTCTTTATCAAATTCCATATAAGAATATGGTAAAGTATATGTTTGAGATGCCTGATGATGCATCATTTGAAATGCTTTATGGAAACCTTAAGACTCAAGGTACTATCAGTTTTTGGAGTACTTCTTTTATTCGGGGAACTACTCTGGATAATGCAATCATTATTGTAGATGAAATGCAAAATCTTTCATTCCATGAGTTAGATTCTATCATTACTCGTGTTGGTGAGAACTCTAAGATTATGTTCTGTGGTGATGCCACTCAGAGTGATTTGATTAAGACTAATGATAGAAATGGCATTATAGAGTTCTTAAAAATTTTAAGAGTTATGCCCTCTTTTGAACTAATCGAATTTGGTATTGATGATATTGTAAGAAGTGGATTCGTCAAAGAGTACATTACAGCAAAAAGTCAGTTAGGGTTTTGATTAAAATAGTTCGTGGAAGTTTAAGTTTATAAATAACTGTAACTTTTACGAACTATTAATGTATAAAATTTATTTGATTACCAATATTAAAAATAAAAAACAATATATTGGCGTAACAAAATTTTCTATTGAAGACAGATTTTTGCAGCATACTAAAAGAGGATTTTTTCTAACAGAGGCAATTCAAAAACATGGAGAACAAAATTTTTCTATTGAACTAATTGAAGAAGTTGAATCTGCAGAAAGAGCATATGAACTTGAAATGTATTATATTCACCAATATAATACAAAAGCACCAAATGGATATAATCTAACTGATGGTGGAGATGGAATTTTTGGATGGGAACCAACAGAAGAATATCGTAAGCAATGTTCAGAAAAAGTTAAACAACTACACAATCAAAGAAAAGTTGGTATGTATGGAAAAAGACATACTGAAGAAACTAAAAAAAAGATGAGTGATTCTTTGAAAGGAAATCAAAATTGTTTAGGTAGAGTTCTTTCTGAAGAAACTAAATCTAAAATTTCATCATCTCATAATGGTAAGGTTTTAAGTGACTCTACAAAAAAGAAAATAAGTGAAAATCATCATGATGTTTCCGGAGAAAAAAATCCTATGTATGGTAAAAAACATTCACCCGAAACAATTGAAAAGAT